AGTTCGCCTTCCAGATAGGGCAGTTCCCTGAGCGTGTCGCATCGTGGGTGTATAACTCCAACACTCCGCGCCAACATCGTGACATCGCCTACTTCGGTATCAAGCCCGACTTCACGCTGATGCACCAACCCTACAAGAACCCGACCGACAAGCGCATAGCAAAGCGCATCGCAGAAGGTCACGAGGGCGGCATGTTGTACGACTGGTGGGAGATTAACCAAGTGAAGAACGTCAGCAAGGAAAAGCACGGCGTTACGCATCCCTGCCAAATGCCCGTCGAGGTCATGCAGCGTGTCGTCGGAATCATCGACCCCGAATACACCATCGTTGACCCATTCATGGGCAGCGGCACGACGGCCATCGCTTGCATCAAGGAGCGTCGGCACTTCATCGGCTTTGAACTCTCAAAGGAATACTTCGACAAGGCCGTGCGACGCATCAAGGCTGAGCAGGCACAGCTGACGCTCTTCTGACCTCATCCCTCACCCTTCATCCATCGCACAGTAATCCCATAACGGAATAACGCACGTATGGTAAAGACGTTTTACTTTATAATATATGTGCGACATTCATTCGACCAACCCTAAAGAACAGCAGTGTGCGTTCTGCCAATGGTGCTTCATCATCTGCTTCGCAGTCAGTGTTATACTCATTATTACAGGATTCATCCTTCCGCCACAGGGAGAGATAGACGGATCCGTACTGACAGCAGTCGGTGAGCTCATCCTGTTCCCATCGTTAGCCTTCGGCTTCAGGGCCCTCATGACAGGCATGGAGTTACACATCACCAAAGGCGACACACACATCGAGATAAGTAGGGATGACGAAGATAATTGATAATTGATAATTGACAGTTGACAGTTGATAACTCCTCATTCCTCATTCCTAACTCCTCATTCCTCATTCCTAATTCATAACATCATGGCATTGCCACTAAACATCAAAATCGGAAAATACTTCTCCCTGCCGGAGATGTGCGCCAGCAATACAGCAGCAGCGCATGGCATCACAAACGTGCCTGGCATAAGGGAAACCGTAAACCTCACATTCCTTTGTACCAAGGTCCTCGACCCTCTCAGGGCGGCAAACGGACCTATAACGATAAACAGCGGCTACCGGTGCCCGTCACTAAACAAACAAGTGGGTGGAGTCTGTAATTCGCAGCACGTGACGGGCCAAGCCGCTGATATTTCAATCAAAGGCGACATCGCCTACGGCAAGAAACTCTTCAACTGGATAAAGCAGCACGTGGACTTTGATCAGCTCATTTGGGAGCATAACAAGCAAGGCACGTATTGGATTCACGTCAGCTATAACCTTGACGGGAACAGAAAGCAGGCGTTTGAGATGGTGAAGAAGTGATTAAACAAAAACCTTAAAAACCCTTTTTCTGATGTTGAACTCTTACAGAGTCATTTCTGCTGCTGCCGCAAGGCTGCTTGTAAGCGAGCTTCCATACAGCCTTACAACAACACCAGACTTTCCCACCGGAAAGCAACATCAGAAAAAGAAAAACCCGATGTCTGAGCTCAACGCCGACATCAAAAACCAAATAATGTAAAAGAGGCTTACCACTCTACACTTTCCACTGACTATAAACTATAAACACTCGCTCGGCTTGTCCGCTTTTATAAAGGGTTTGTACGCCCGACTAAAAGAAACTCTCAACTTTACATATGTGACATAATAAATGATAGGTTTTTCATGGTTTAGATTATTAGGTTAAGATTTTCCGTCCTCCGCTGTGAAGCGTGGGACGGTTTTTTGTATTAACCATGAACTTTCCACTCTACACTAACCACTGACTCTAAACTATAAACTCTAAACTATAAACTAATTGACATACTCCTGCCGCGAGGCAGCACGCCCAGCCCGTGAGGGTAAGCACATATCATTTTTTATATTAATTACTTTTTCTCCCTGAAGGCATGTTCTGTAAAAACCATTTTTCGCCTTCAGGGGTTTTTTAACTCCGTAATGTGTAAATAGTTAGGCAAAAACAGTTTATTTTGTCATATATACATTACAAAATCCCATTAAAACGCATAATAATATACACTTTTTACGAGAAAGTTGTGTAAATACTTGCACATTCTATTTAATTGCCGTATCTTTGCATCAGAAAACAAAAACAAACAACAAAAACAAAACTTAAAACAGGGCGGCAACCTATAAGCGGCATAAGATTATGAAGACTACTGCAAACAACACCGAGACAAAGAAGTTCAACCTCGACGAAGAAATGGCTTTATGGAAAGCACGCGAAAATGACGAGTTCGGTCAGACACTGAGAGAGATTGAAAAGGCTTCTATGAACTACTTCGGCTGCGACGAGGACGAGTACGGAATCCGTAGCACTCCGCTGAGCTACCTCATCACTGCCTACTCACTCGACGGCAACCGCAAGTACACCGCCAAGGTCATCATCGCAACGCTTGAAGAGTGGGACATCCTCGAAGATGAAAACATCAAGGCACTGGCCGACAAACTCAACAAACTGGCAGCATAACTACCAGGGAGGGGCAACCCTCCCACCTTTTAACAGATATAATATAACCCCCTAAAAATACATACGACTATGAAAGCAACAACAGTAATGAGAGTTCTCGAAGAACTGAGCCTTAAATGTAACAAATACGAAGATGGTATTCACATAAACATAGATGACGTCGAATTCATCATCTGTGGTGACACATCATGGGACGTTGAGCCGCAAAATGACCTTCTTGTTTTGGAAACCAACAACGGAACAGAATACATCAGCACGGACAAAATATCACGCATAACCGTTTTATAAGGAGGAAAAGACTATGAAACATTACAATCACTTACCGCTGAACGTGCTGCAGATTATGCTGGAGCGTGAGATTATCGACATTGAGAAGACGCACAATGTATATGTCGAGTCTATATCATTCCCGAATAGCGACATCTACAAAAACGGAGACAGTTGGTGCGAAACCATCTACGCCACCATGAAAGTCAACGAAGACGACAAGGAGTATGAGTTTGAATGGGATTGCAATGACGAGGAAATAACAACAGTAATAGAGAGGAAATAACTATGAAGAAACTAATCAATCTAACTGTCTATGACGCAAAGAACATGATTTGCGTATGGAACGAAAACGAACCGAAGAATGGCTATCGTTCTGGCATTGCATTAGAAAATGCCGTGCGTGGATTTATGGTGCCCCGACACTACATCGTTGGTGTGTTTGATGATGGCTCCTCAAAGGCTGCGGGCATATTTAACCTGTCCGACATCAACCAAAATGGGGAAGATGACGATTTGGAGCACTTATTTTTATATGATGAATTTGCTTACCATGTTGACATATTGGGTGCAAAGGCTTTTGTCAGATTGGAACTTATCAACAATGGCAACAAAATAAGCGAGAAAGAAGCAAGGGATAATGTTTACAAGATGCTCTTGACATCAGGCGTAGAAATAGAGGAGGAAGCACGAACATATTTAATATCTTGAACTATGACAGACGAACAGAGACAACAGCTGCGTGACCGTATAGGGTTGCGTGTGGTGGCACTGCGTAAGATGCGCGGATGGTCACAACAGGAACTGGCAGACCGTGCCGGATTGCAGCGTACGCACGTAGGACGCATAGAAGCGGGCAAATATGCCGTGACGCTTGAAACCATTCAGGCAATAGCCGAAGCCCTCGACATGACCGTTGACATCATAGACCCAAGGTTGCAAGACCTTGCACCGCTGAAGGTGCTATAAGACCCCACCCCCAACCCCTCCCAAGTGGAGGGGGGCTAACGACTAAGAACTAACGACTAACGATTAAAAATAAGGAACTATGAAAAGAACATTAACAATGATCGCGCTTTTACTTGTGATGATAGTCACAAGTGCGCAAACAGAGAATGACACCACAAAGAAAAGCAAAAACCCTGTTGTGGAAAAGATTATGTTGGATAGAACATTCAACATCAGTGACAATGCTATCTTATTCACCAAAGCCACCAAGGTAGATAAGGGTAGTTTCGGTTTATATGAATGGAACTTAAAAAATGACCGCATAGGAGAGTCCAACATTATTGTTTTTAACATAGAAAACAAGAAGACCGGACACAACGCAGCTCACCAATCATGGAGTGAAGATACCCATGTCCGCATGGATATATATGCCAACGGAGAAAAGGCATATTACGTGGAAGACGATATGTTCATACACCTTATGATAATACCGGTACAAGGAACATATACCATAATAATGAACTCCATATTAAAAAAGAAATAATAAAGCAAGTTTTATCCATGTTATCCCCGATAGGTAGAAATACTTATCGGGACTTTTTTTCTTATCTGTTAGCCGCATTGTGCTAACGGACAATTCCCCCAAAAACAATACATCAGACATCAGACACCGCACGGGTAAACCCCAATCCATATTTCGTGCTATAAACGGTATGATATATCGTTTGTCATACGATATGATATATCGTTTGCCATACGGTATGATATATCGTTTATTTTTAATACTTTTAAGACCCCCGCTGGTGGGTATCGCCAGCACACAGAAATATGGTAGATATACAGATTTCAATCAACAACGGCAACGAGGCTTTCGGCACCACCGGCAAAACCATCACCGTCAATGAACAGCCAAAGAGTGTTTCACTCGATTTCGTGGCTGAGGAACTTCACCACCGCATGCCCCTCGTACCTGCTGACGTAATCAGTCAGGTGCTCGTAGGCTTTCAGGATGTTGCAGCACGCATGATGGCAGAAGGCTTTGCCATTCAGGGCACCAACGCAAAGGGTGACGTGCTCTTGCGCTACTATACCGACGCACGCCTGAAGTGTCAGAGTATCAACTTGGCGAAGGCAAAGGAACTCATGCCTAACGACGTGACCGGCGAGGCAACAATGGTGGCGCATGCTGGGGAACTCGTAGCACTTGCAGGCATACAGATGCGTCCATACGTGGAGGTACAGAAGAAGTTCCACGAGCTGCTTGACGAATACAAGCCAAAGTACGAGGTGAAGGGCATCAAGGAAGTAGCCTATGTAGCCAAAGGCAACGGCAACGGCGGCAGCACCGGAGGCTCTGACAATCAGGGCGGCGGTAGCGACACCGGCGGCGGCAATGACGAGATAGAAGGATGACCTTCGGGATGTAAGATGTAAGATGTAAGAGGGCTGACGGGTGTCGGCTCTCTTTTTTTTTCGTTGATCACATTGTATCAACGGCAAATCCCCATTTTTTTATAACGTTTATCGGTTAACGGTTATCGGTTAAAGACATTTACCGCATAGCAATTAAACCATCAGACATCATCCCTCAGACATCAGACATCGCACGAGTAAACCCGAAACCATATTCTGCCCGAATAGTGTATGGCAGAGAATTTACAAATTGACGGACTGGTGCAGCAGCGGCAGGAACTTGAAAGCCTGCTGATGAGCAACCCTGCGATGGAGAAGAAGGTGCAGAAGATTGTGCGCACCGTGCTTGGCCATGTTCGCAAGGACGTATCGCAGGCGGCTCGCGGTGCTATGCACGCTGACCCACGTCAGGCATACAAAGCCGTGAAGACTGCCGTCTATCGTCAGATTCTCGGTGGTAATGTCAGTATCCTGAACAAGAAGCGTGCAAGCGGCAAGGTGAGCGGCTACGAACCACCACGTAAGTTGAAGCCGTATCAGAGGGGCGGCAACCGTGTTATACGAGGTAGCAGGACGCAGCAGGTGATGGACTACGAGGGTAGCGACAGAGCATTCATACTTCGCTTCATCAATAATGGCACAGGCCAACGCACAGCCGGAACACGTGGCGGCAGACTGTCAGGCAATCGCGGTGCCATACGTCCCCGCAACTTCTTCTCCCTGACATCCCACAGCGCAATGCGTAAGGCATCGGAGGAACTGACACAGCTCATAGACCAGCTAATTAAACAAGAAATGAAATAAGATATGGCAGACGTAATAACCAGACTAAAGATTGAGTCAGGCGAATATGACAGCAAGATAAAGCGAGCCGTCACCGGTCTTCAGAATATGGAACAGGAGTGCCGCAGGGTTGATGGTACACTTGCTATACTGGAGAAAGACCAAAAGCAATACGTTCAGTCACTCGGACAGATGCAGACCGTGAGCAACACCGTTCGCGGAAAGATAGGCGAGCTCACCTCTGCGTATGTGGAACTCAGTTCGCAATACAAGCGGCTCACCGATGAAGAGAAGAAGGGCGACTTTGGTAAGGCACTCAGCAGCAGCCTTGAACAGATAAAGCAGCGTATTAACGACAGCAAGAAGGAACTCAGCGACATACAGAAGGAGCTCAACGCAACAGGCAACGAAAGCAACAGCACAGGCAGCATTCTTGACCAACTCTCACAGAAGTTTACCATCAACTTCGATGCCGTAAAGCTGTTCAACACTGCGCTGAAGGCTGCTGACGGTGCAATGCAGGTGGCAAAGGACGCCTTCTTTGCATCTGAGGCAACCGTTGACGAATGGGGACGCACAGTGGAAGCCAGCAGAAGCCTGTATGAAGGTTTCCTTACGGCCTTGAACAATGGCGACATCAGCGGCTACCTTTCACGCATGGACCAGATTGTGGAGGCAGCACGTGCGGCATATAACGAGATGGACAGACTCGGCACCATGAAGACCATACAAGGGCCTGCCATGAGTGCTCAGCAGGCAGAGAACGACCGCATGCGCCAGATGATTATGACGGGCCGCTACATAGCACCCGTTGACGGGCGCAACGCAGCACCAGGCATGGTGAATGGTCAGCGGCTGACGGCAGAGCAGATAAGGGCCATAGAAAGAAACCTCCAGGGAGGTATGCAGAAGATTGTCACCCTCGTGGGCAATGAGGTGAAACAGACAAGCAAGGCTATTGATGCACGCTACAGCCTTATGGCTAAGGAGAACGGCATGACGCTGAAGGAGTTCCGTCAGGGCACAAGCAGCATGGCGGAGTTTGACAAGCGTATCAAGGCTGCTGCTGAATATGAGAAGTACGAGAGGGCTCACACTACAACCAGCACACGTATCAATCCCACTTCAGGCGACGCGGAAACCGTAATACTGAGGGATAACACGAAAAACCCCTACGAGGCATATAAGAATTGGGGAACGTTCCGTGTCGATAAGATGGGCACAGGTAGTTATAACGACCTCGTAAACCTTATCAGACAACGCGACCAACAGGCAGCACAAGCCTACAGCATGCAGTCGCAAGCATATCGCACCATCAATCGTGCCGAAGGTACTACCGTCCGCGACATAATGAACGGAAAGACCGGCGGCAGTGGTGGCGGCACAGGCGGCAGTCGTTCCCTTTCGACTCCTGAACAGGCAGATGCGAAGTATGTGCAGGCACAGAAGGATTATGAGCAGAGCCTACAGCAGGCGGCTCTGGAGGTGAAGGCGGGCACCATTAACAGCGCGGAGGCAAAGAAGAAGGAACTCCAGGCTGCTGAGACCTTGTGGAAGTCTATTGGTGATGCACGCGAGGTGTATGACTCTCCAAAACTGAAAGAGGCACAGACAAAGGTAGAAGAGCGCATCGTGGCTCTTGGTCCTGAAGTGGAGAAAGCCATCGAAGCACAGAAGGAGAGTGAGAAAACAGCACGCGAGCTGGCTAATGCTCAGAGGAAACTGACAGACGCACAGAATGAACTTGCAGACGCTCAGGCTTCGGGTGACTTGAAGAAGATATATGCAGCGGAGAAGAAGGTTGAGACGGCACAGGTGCAAGTGGATGCAAGGACATCGACTTCTACAGGCGAACAGAAAGCGGTAGAGGTGCCTATCACTATCAGCAACCTCGATGCTTTAAAACAGCGCCTTACTGAGGAAATAGCAACAACGCCAGTGGGTGACTCTCTGCTCCAGAACATGCAAGAGGCATTCAGCGATGCAAGCGCAATCAGCACAATATTCTCCACTGCTGTGAAGAACGGCATCGACACCGCCACCTTCGACACCAGCGGCATAATGCAGAAACTCTTGAATGGTGAAGACATCCCAGACGAGACGATACAGGGCTTCGTGCAGACTCTTAATGAGAAACTCGTGGAGGCATTCGGTGAGGATGGTGCCATGAAGCTGAAGGTAGTCTTTGATGTTGACGACAAACAGATAAAAAACCTCAGCAAGACCACTACGGAGGGTGCCCAAGACACACAGAAGGCATGGAGCCTTGCAGCGCAATCGGTGAACAATATGGGCAATGCTCTGAATGCCATAGACGACCCGAGTGCAAAGGCAGCAGGAACAGTCATTAAGGCTATTGCCGACATCGCTCTCGGCTTTGCACAGGCATCACACGCAGCGGACGTGGCTTCGTCAGGTTGGGGATGGCTTGCATGGATGGCAGCAGGTACAGCAGCAATGGCAACGACCATCAGCACCGTACACTCTCTGACAGGCTTTGCGGAAGGTGGTGAGGTAAAGGGTAACACCTTCAGCGGTGACCAAATTCCTGTGGCCGTCAATGCAGGCGAAGTAATCCTGACGAGAGCGCAACAAGGCAACCTTGCTGAGCAGCTGGAAGACAACGAGCGTCAGGGCGGCTTCGGCGGCACTCCATACGTCACCGGTGAGCAGATATTCCTCGGACTGAATAATTATCTGAAGGGCGCAGGGTTGGGTTCTTTGGTCACGAGTAACGGTTAAAGGTTAACGGTTAACGGTTAAAGATTCTTTTCATTATTTCATTTTTTCATTACTTCATTTCTCAATGAGCTGGAACATCACACATCAATGTCGCTTTCAGAGCCGCACGGGTCAGCAATACTGCGTAAACATAAGCAAGCAGGCTGACACGGGGCAGAACATCGTGCAGCTGACGGGCTCAGAGCATCCGTTTGTGACGAGTGAGGCAAACGGTGACGACATCTTTATGCCCATACGTCAGCAGACGGGCTATCTTCGCGTGCTCGACAATAGCGGTGGCACTCTCATAGATGAACTGCTGCCTGAGAATAACACGCAGAAGATGGTGACACTCGTCAACCTCACCACCGGCAAAACGGAGTGGATAGGCTTCCTCGCAGCCGAGGTATTCACCCAGCCGTGGGGCAATGAGTTGACAGAGTTGGAGTTCCCCCTGAAGAGTGCCCTGGCATGTTTGAGCGACATCACGATACAGACAGGTGTGACAGGAACAAATCGCCTTGCATTGTTGGTATATAGTGGCATAACATCGTTATTCGGTGAGGGAGATGTACCATTCACCGAGATTGTGCTCATGGAAGACTTCAGCAATGTATGCGATGGACTGCTGATACGTGCCAACTTTGAGAAGTTCTTCAGCAAAGAAACCATTAAGAATGACAATACTGAGGTCATCACCCGTGTTGGCTCTTCATACAAGGAAGCTATCTCCGCTATATGTGAGGTGTTTGGCTTTACACTGAGGCAGCAAGGTACATCGCTGATATTCGGAAGATACGACAACGGCGGCAACTTCAACATCAACGTCAACGTGATGGACTGGAGCATACTTGCAATGATAGCCAACAGCACCGAATGGCCAGAGTTGCAGTCACAGGGTCAGATAGTAACCAAAGACCTTCTTCCTGTTGCAGATTTCAGAGGAAGCAACAACAAACTCAGCTTTGTGCCAGGTGGCAAGGCCGCGATTGTTTCCCTAAGTGTTGACGATGCAAACGGTGACAAGATAATAGAGATGCCACAGGCGGATATCATCGAGGGCGGCGTAAGACAGGCGGTGATGTTGACAGCGGGTGAATATATAGAAGGTTTCCGGTGGGACACGGGAGAATTCCCAGCCACCGTCCACAATCAAAGAATAGCCTTTGAGTCATCATCCGACATTAGGAGGAAAATAAATTTTCAATATGTAGCAAGGAATAACAGCGAAAACGAATACTTTGAATATAGATTTGTCAACGTTCAACTCACCAGTGGCGACAATATAAACATTACAAGAGTCCACACATTGTTAGAGGCATATACCGATCCAATGGCTGTAGTGTATATGTCTTTGTTTAGCGCAAGCGGGAACCGCTACAATTTCACCCAGCGGGATATAGTAACGGGTGCCGTTCCAGGTAGATGGAGTAGGGGAAATGGTGTGTTGGAAAATTGTCTGCTATTGGCACAAGATGTAAATATTTATACAGACACACAAACATCTGATGCAGCATGTTATCAGATAAAATCACCTTATAACGAAGAAATGTTAGAAGGAGGTTATATCAATATAGACTTTGATATTCCCCTGACAGTATTCAATATAGTGAGTGGAGTTATAAGACATTGGGGAATAGGAATTGACACATATTACACGCTGAATAATGCTGGTGGTGCTGCAATAGATATTCCTAACGACATAAGTCTTGTAAGTAATATCCCGTATGCTATAATATGCAGGTTATCCTTTGAATCTACCAACGGAAACGTATATTATTGGGATTCTTATAATCAGGATTGGATTATCACGAACACTCCGCCTAACTTCAATATATGGGTAGAAGGTACCAGTATCTTACAGGGTACAGAAGACACAAGGCCATTAGATAATGTTAGTGGTTATCTGGCTAAAATTACGAATACTATCGTTGGGCAAAGTGGCAAGATTGTATTCTTGATAATAAATAAGGTTTACGCATCCGAGAAGATGAAAATAAAAGACCCAGGTCAGGACTTCAGTGAAAACGAGATAGAGGTAAACGTATTTCCTTATCAAAAAATCATTACTGACTTGGAGGTTAAAATAGTCTATGCCCGTCCTATCACAGTAGGCGACAACAACAACGTATATCGCAAGACCATTATTGACTCAGGCTTCAGTGAAAACAAACAGATAGACCTCACCTTGGGCACCAATAACAGCAACACTCCATCCCCATCGCTTTTACGTACCTACGGCAATGATGGGTATGTCGAGAATATTGGCTACACCGCCAGCGATGGCAGCGTGGTTGCTGAGCGTCCCGAGATGCACCTGCTGAACCGCATGGTGGAATACTATAAGACCATGCGCCGCACTATGGAGGCGAAGATTGCAACAGGCATAGACCTTTTCCGTAACCGCTTCTCATACAACGGGCGCAAATACATGGCCATCGACAAAAAGCACGATTGGGAGAGAGAAGAGCAAGAAGTGAAATTTATTGAGGTGACATAGCCGCAACGCGGCTATTGGAAGAAGGGTGAAAAGAAGAAAGAGGAAAGTTTAATACAAACAAACCTTCATCCTTCATCCATAAACCTTCAACAAAAATATAATTATTATGATTTTACACGGAAAAGACCTCATAGTAAGCATTGACGGCAATGCTAATATGGCATCGAAGAGCTGCACGCTGAGCGTTTCAGCGAAGAGCATAGTGAAGACATCTCCCACGTCAGGCGATTGGGAGGAGTGTCTGGCAGGGAAGAAGTCGTGGAGCCTGACGACAAACCACCTGGTGAAGGCTGCGACGGCAGAGGCCCCTACACACATATTCAGTCATGCGGAGATTGAGATAACCAACAGCATGAACAGCGGCTGGCATGTGGTGGGCAACGGACTGAACGGCATGGCAGTATATGTTACCGACGAATCAGGTATTGCCGAGGGCATACACCTCATGGAGATGAGCCAATATGGTCAATATATCCGTACAACATTATTCGACAAGGACGGCAAGTATGGCAGCACACAGGATGCCTTGCTGAATTACCTCAATGGCGGCAGCATAGACGGACACACGATAGGCAATGATACTGTCATTATATTGATGACGGTGGGAGAGTACAGAATGAACTCCGACGTTTGCAGCCTTCTATCCACAACCTATCATGCGGCTATGCCTTGCATGGAGTTAGGTACGTCCCCTGCGTATGGTAATCCTACATATGACACCACTCCGCTGATTGTCGTGGGCGGCAAGAGTCTTACCTATGGATATGTAGGAATTAACAATATCAGCAACGAGATACTCTTCAACCTCATAAACGGTAATGTTCCCGTGCAAGCAGACGGCATCCCTGGTCATATTAAGATGGTTGGTAAGAAGGTGGCGGTCCGCATGAAGGATGAGCATGGCAGCGAGTGGGTAGGTCAAGCCATCGTGAAGCAGTTTAAGGTAACGGGAACAAAGGGAAACCTTATGGCTGGCTCATTCTCTTTCACAGGCAACTCAGAGTTGCAGACCGACAGCAATCTGGACTTCACACCTCAGAAGCCTACGTCATACGTCAACCGCATAGTCATAGATATGAACAAGAGTAACTCTGCCGAGATGATAACGGGCGACATCGACGGCGACATATTCCAGAGCATCATGTTATACGCTCACCGCTACCTGTGCAAATATATGGGCGACGGAAAAATGGCGGCTATCCAGCTCGACGACACCAATAGCCTGCTATTCGCTGGCGGTGGCACGGCAACACTTGACGGCAGTCAGGGTGACGTATATATGGGCTTCTACAGAAGGTTTTTCTACAACATCAGAAATGCCGGCTACAGGAAGTACATTCTTGAAGTGGCTAACGTCTATATAGGCGGAACGTGGAAGATATGGGAGCCCCACTATCTTACTGCAGCATTCAAGGCACAGGCAACAACGGAATACAATAATACCACGGCAGGAACGCCAGGCGGGGAATACTACCTCCGCAGCATAGTGGCATCAAGAAATTCCCTGACAGACACGCCTGCAAACATATTCAACAATCTCGGAGCGATGAATGATAGTTATTTCGGCTTGGTTGGACCTGAAGAACATGCTATTGCTTTGCTGCTTTACCTGCTAAAATATGGAACAACAAACAGCAGAAGTCAAAATGGCATAGGATATGACGGGCAAATGGTAACTGGATTCCTTGCCCGCATGGGAATGAAAGACACAAGCTCTACAACAGGCACAAGTGCCGTCAACATCTTCGGCCTCGAAAACTGGTGGAGTGGCGGATGTGAACTCATGGAGCGCATAACGTATTCTCACGGATGGGCGGACATAACCGGCATTGACGGCACAACCCAGCAGGTAGCCATCAGCGGAAGCGGTAAGCCCGTCATACAGAACATGCTCATGCAAGCGAATCCGCTGCTGATGATACCGCAGGGAGATCAGCCTTCCGACACCAATTATAACACACACTTCTGTAGCGCAATAGACCTACAGACAGCAAGCGGATATATGTGCAGAGGCTACGGAGGCGAAGGCGGCGGTATATTCAGCATGGGAATATGCGGATCAGACGAACAGGTAGGCACACGTCTGCGTTTCAGAGGCGAGTCAGTAACCGTGTATGACGACCCGACAGAGTTTGAAAACCTCACTGCTAAAAAACCTGCAAACTAAACGCTCTCTCATTATAATTCCTAACTCCTAATTCCTAATTGAAAACATTTTGTTTAGTTAGTAAATATAAAAAAGGTTAGTTTTTTTTGTTTGGAGCACCCTCCGCTGCGAAGCGTGGGGTGCTTTTTAATTCTTAACTCTTAACTCTTAATTCTTAACTTGCGGCTATGGCCGCAGTAACCCTGACACCGCATAAACCCCGATAAGTAGAAACCAATATACGCAACGACATGAAATTCTTAACAGTTGACCAGATTAAAGCACAGCTCCGACTTGACGACGCACAGGCAGAACTGGAGCGAGACCTGCTGGAGATGTACGGCGAGTCAGCAGAGGATGCTGTGCTGAACGTCTGCAACCGCACCGTCACAGACATCTTCGAGATCTACGGGCAGATACCTTCAGGGCTCGTAGTGGCAGCACTCCTGCTGACAGACGATATGTATAACCATCGCGGCACTATCAGCCCCACAAGCGTCTATCAGCTTCCAACTTTTGACATCAACGTGAGACCATACGTAAAGTTGACAACAAATAACAATCAAGAATATGGCAGACATTGCAATCTTTAGAATCAACTACAAGTCAGACTTCATTCTGACATTGAATAGCGATGCAGGCTGGATGACACCCTTCTGCATCAAGTTCTGGACGGGCGCACCATCGCAGGCGTACTTTGCTGGCTATGATGGCGAGACCTACACCCACTGCGCACCTGTGGAAGGCGACCCCACAAAGCTCGTTGTGCAGTTCGACGACCACCATCTGCCCGTCGGTGACCTGACGTTCCAAATTGGCTATCACTTCACCGTGGCCGACTTCCCTACATCGGTAGAGGATGAGGTACTCAATCAGGCTTCTGTTATCATTGAGGTGGATAATGCACCGGCACAGGTGATGCTCGACTTCAACGGCGAGACTGCCCCCGAGATTGAGTTCTCGCTGCCAGCATACGCCAACGAAGCCCAGCGCATAGCCAACGAGGAGGCACGTATCGCGGCCGAGCAGCAGCGTATAGCCAATGAGGAAGCCCGCATTGACGCTGAGACTATCCGCCAACAGAACGAGGCTCAGCGCATCAGCAACGAAGAATCCCGCGTGACGGAGTTTGCCCGGCTGAAGCAGGAGAGTGAAACCGCTACAGCCGATGCCAATGCCGCTGCCACGCTTGCCAACGAGAAGGCTGCGTTGGCTGCTGACAAAGCAGCCCTTGCCCAAGCAGCCGCTACCCTGGCCAACGCCAAGGCACAACTGGCAGCAGACAAGGCCGCGCTCGCAGATGCTGCCGCCACGCTCGCTAACGCCAAGGCACAACTGGCAGCAGACAAGGCCGCACTCGCAGATGATGCCGCAACACTTGCTAACGACAAGGCCGCACTTGCTCAGCAGAAGGCAGAATATGCCCATACGCAAGGTGACTATGCCAAGGCGCAGGGCGACTATGCGAAGCAGCAGGGCGAAATCGCAGAAGAAGACCATGAGCGTGCCGAGGCCGACCACACCCGTGCGGAGAGCGACCATGCCACTGCAGGCAGCGACAACACACAGGCTGGCACTGACCATACCCGTGCCGAGAGTGACCATGCCACTGCAAGTGCTGACCATACTCAGGCGGGCCAAGACCACACTCGTGCGGAGTCTGACCACGGCATCGCTGTGGATGACCACACCCAGGCCGGAAACGACCACACCCGTGCGGAGGCAGACCACGGCATCGCTGCTGATGACCACACGCAGGCAGGTAATG